CAAATGCTAATACCTACAGTAATTGAACAATCCAGCCGCGGGGAACGTGCATACGACATTTACAGCAGACTTCTTAAAGATCGTATCATAATGCTTAACGGTCCGGTTGAAGATCATTCAGCAAATCTAATTGTATCACAAATGCTGTTTCTCGAAAGTGAAGATTCTACAGCTGATATTCATTTGTACATTAACTCACCAGGCGGTGTAATTACTGCGGGTATGAGTATATATGATACTATGCAGTTTATTAATCCAGATGTTTCTACGATTGTTATAGGTCAAGCATGCTCAATGGGTAGTTTTCTAGCACAAGCTGGTGCACCTGATAAACGTTTTGTGTTGCCTCACAGTCGTACAATGATCCATCAGCCAAGCGGCGGAGCACGTGGTCAGCAAAGTGATATTGAAATCCAATACAAAGAAATTACATACATGAAAAAGATGCTTACTGAACTGTACGTGAAGCATAACACTGCAAGAAAAACCTACGAGGATTTTGAGCGTGACATGGATCGCGATAATTTTATGACTGCACAGCAAGCAATTGATTATGGACTAGCAGATAAAATCGCTGAAAAAAGACATGGCTAAAATAAACCGACCACAGTATACAAAAGAAGAGTATCGGTTATTGAAGCGAAGTGTAAAAACAAAAAACACAGACTATAGTATTATCTGCGTAAAGCATGGTAAAAAGTATTCAACTGAATATGTAAATATACTCTATAATATGTGTAAACGGCATTGTACACTAGATTTTAATTTTTACTGCTTGACTGATGACAGTGCTGGTTTAGACAAAAATATTCAAGTAAAGTCATTGCCTCAAAATGTTGCTGGATGGTGGGCAAAGATGTATATGTTTTCTAACAAATTAGATATACAAGGTCAAATACTTTACATGGATTTAGATGTTGTGATTGCGAATAACATTGATAAATTGTTTTTATATGCTGATGATAATTGGGCTATTATTAGAGACTTTTTACGTAATCAAAATAAGGCTTGGCAAAAGTATAACAGCAGTGTAATAAAATTCACTGCTGGCAGTTTAGACAAATTATGGCAAGATTTTACAATAGGTCAAACTGACATTCAACGACGCTTTAGAGGTGATCAAGATTACATTTTTTATTGGGCACAAAAAAACAAAAAAGCTACATTGTTTCCTGACGAATGGATCCAAAGTTGGAAGTGGGAAATACGATCTTCGCGACAATGGGCTGACGGCGGTAAAGTAGGGAATAGGACATTCAAAACAATTGAAAATGTAGTGCCTCCTAAAGATTGTTGTATAACTGTGTTTCACGGTGACCCTAATCCTTCAAATTGTAAAGATCCTTTTGTGGTTGACAACTGGCGATAATAGTAGTATATTAAAGCATAACTTAAACAGCACAGAAGAAGTTACTGCTATGAAGTACAAGGTTTTGCAAATCCAACTTACCGATGATGAAATCAAAGCTGTCAATGAAGGTGTGCAGGTTCGCAAGCATGTTCTCAAGTCTTGGATGTTTGGTAAGAAAGTAGTCGAGAATGCAAAGACAGCTCTTGCTGCTGAATACTACGATCACGTACTGACTATCGACGGTACTAAGCTCGAAGATGTATTCTACATCGGTAACTTCATGGACGATCGCAACTTGGACAAGGTCCAGGCACACGGTACCTTCTCCTCCGTTTCTGTAGGCGACGTCATCGTAGACGAAAATGATTTTGCTTTCGTAGTCGATACTTTCGGCTTTGAGATGCTCCCCGAAAAGATCGACGGTGTAACGCTCGAAGAACTTGTTAGGCACTAATGCAAACTTACGTTACTATAATTTACAAAAAACCGCCAGCTGACTATTGGCAAAAGTTAGTGGGCGTTTTCTCTTCAAAAGAGTTAGCTGATGAAGCAGGAGCAAAAGCTGTCGAGAAAAAAGGTGATAGCTTTTGGTATACTGTAACTAACAAGCGGCTTGACCATTACGAGGATACACTTGTGTAATGACAGATATCTACTTTCCGCGCATTCGACCCTGGAACCGGGTTCCTTTAAAGGTATACTACTTCATTTGTGATGGTCGTGTGCAGGCTGAAACAACTACCCTTATGGTTCACAAAGATAAGATAGACGACGATGAGTATATTACTAAAGAGGCGCTGGAGAATGTACAGAAGAAGCGTGTCAGTCACGAGAAATTTACGAGAATCTTAGATTCCAATAAGATTCTTGTACATTATACTAACTCTGATCGATGGATTTGTATTAAAGATAGAGAAAGTGTTCAGGTTATCGCCGACGGGCCTCGCTCATACGAAATAACCGGCAAAGAGAAAACTTTTCTTGCTCTTGCTGCTGAACCAGTGTAGTATATAATTATGTTTACGAATGACACACAACGTATCGGTTTCGCATGTAAGTACGTACACTCTAATCAATCGCTTAAGAAGAAAGATCTTGAAGAAATTCAGCGTCCCTTCAATACCAAGTCCACAACTGTTGCGTGGCTTAATCGGCAGACTCGCGAAGTAGCTGAACAGCGTCTGTGGGACATCATGGTCCACAACATTCAATCTTACTACAACTTGATTTGGTATGTAGGTCATCGTGCTCCTGTGTATCGCATGGTACGCCTTGGCAGTGATTGCTTGCCTGTATACACGCAAGACGATTGGCGCTACTACTGGCAGAAGCCCGACGTGGTTGCCTACTGTGAGAGTGAGTTTGCTAAGGTAGGTGAACTTGCTCGTAAACTTGATGTGCGTTTGTCTATGCACCCTGGTCAGTTCACTGTACTTGCTAGTGATAATCCTGACATTGTTGATCGCAGCATTGATGAGTTTGAGTATCACATCAACATGGCACGCTGGATGGGATATGGTCAACAGTGGCAAGACTTCAAATGCAACGTACACATCTCCGGTCGGCAAGGTCCCGAAGGTATTATCAAAGTACTGCCTCGATTGTCGCCCGAAGCTAGAAACTGTATTACTATCGAGAACGACGAGAACTCTTGGGGCCTTGACGCTTCACTAGAACTTGAAAAACATGTCGCACTTGTGCTTGACATTCACCATCATTACATTCGCAGTAACGGTGAATACATTCAAGCTAACGACGACCGGGTAAAACGTGTGTTCGATAGTTGGCGTGGTGTGCGTCCTGCTATTCATTACAGTGTCAGTCGCGAAGAATACATAGAGTCTATTGATACAAATACGCTGCCAAATTTGCAACTGCTTATGGAGCAAGGTTACAAAAAGCAAAAGCTTCGTGCACACAGTGATTACTACAAAAATACTGCGTGCAATAAATGGGCATTAACCTTCTTAGAACACGCAGATATCATGTGCGAGAGCAAGATGAAAAATCTAGCTGTTGAGGATCTTGTTGCGCTTATTTAGGTGGAGTTTCATCTAAATTAGAATTTCTCAAAGTTTCTGCTATGCATGTTTCTATTATGTAGACAGCAGTTAAAAAAGTAGGTTCTTGTCTATTAGGAATTGGGTTTTTCATTAGCCAAATTGATTGAAACTTATATGCATCTATTTCGCCTGCCACGCTACACGAAAATGTACGACCATTAATATATTGCAGATAATGTACAAGTTCATGTACTACAACATCCATTGTAGACCCACTTTCCCAATCAAAATCGTCTAATAAAAATATTGTTCCTTCGTCAGCACTTCTAAAAATGCCTTCTATAGGAAATAGCTTGTCTTCATTTTCTAAGTAAGTATCTAGACCATAAAAGTAAGCACCTAATTGCTCTTGTGTAGCATAAACAATTTTCGGCAACGGTTCGTCATTGTATTCATAAATAGCAGATTCGTCTACTAACCAATTAATAAGTTCCAGCATTTTAGCTTCTTCTATGCTTTCAGCGTATGCTGTCTTTGCGAAAACAAAAGATAATATGAATAGGGTTAGGGTAGATAAGAAAGTTTTAAACATACAGTATTTAGCGCAAATAAATACTATATAGAAAGGACTGAATATGAAAAATAGCTTATTGCGCTCTATGTATAGCAGTCAGCAGCCTGTACAAAATAAAAATCCAAATCGTGTAATGGGAGGATTACGTGCTCATGGTATGAACAGCTATACTCTTATAGCAGAAGACGGCAGCGAACAAGCAGTACCATCTCAGAGATACGTAGAAACGCTAGAACAAAAAGTTGCAGAACAAAGTAACGTAATTAAAGAAATGCAGAGAAATTTGCAACGAGTAAACCGCAACTTAAACAATTTGAATAATCAAATAAATACAGTAACAAGGAATTCTACATATGACTATTCTGTCTCTAACGGAAAACGCTAAGAAAAAAATTGACGAATTATCAGCAGATAACAAGTCTGTAAGTCTTAGTATTAAAGGAGGAGGCTGCGCAGGTTTTGAGTATGTTTGGAATGTTATAACTGAAAATGATATTGAAAAGGGCAGCGAAATAATTGAGTCTAATAACGGCAAATTAGTAGTTGATCCAACAAGTATAATGTTTTTAGTAGGAACAGAAATAGATTACGAAACTGAAATTTTCGGAGCTATGTTTAAAATAACAAATCCAAATGCCAAAGCATCGTGCGGATGTGGAACTAGTGTAGATTTTGATTTAGAAGCAATGCAAGAATAATCGGAGACAAGCATGTCAAGACAAGATATAGATATAGGTATTGAGGGCAACGACGGTACTGGCGATAGCATTAGAGAAAGTTTTCGTAAAACTAATGAAAACTTTCAAGAATTATATGCAATATTCGGTCTTGGCGGCCAAATCAGTATTACCAATCTAAACGATGTCCCAGAAACAATTACACCTTATTCTGTATTATTAGGTAATACTAATGGCACAGGTTATGTTGCTACTCAATTTGGCTCTAACAGTGATATAGATCCCGGTGACGAATTTTATGACACAACGGACAGTATAGTTATTGATACTATAACAAATCCAGGAAAAATCATTATAAGAGCAGCATTTGGTAGAATGCAAGATGATACTAGTCCTAGTCTAGGTGGTGGATTAGATACTAACACTTTTGGTATTGCTGGCGTAACTATAAGCGAAAGTACAGTAAGTGATATTAATGCTTCTCACGGTACATCGTACAATATAGACGATCTTGTACAATCTAGAAAATATGCAGATCAGAGATACGCACCTATAGATTTACCCATCCGAATATCAGACGAACCTGTTGATATTACATCTTACACTAAAACAATTACTCAATATGTGAACAATAACGTTTATATAGCAAGTCATGGCTTTGAACGTAGACAAAACGGTTTACCATTTGTGTTTACTGCTGATTTTACAGATCCCGTTAATTTAACAAGCAATACAACTTATTACATAAGATATGTTAATGAAAACGAAATAGCTCTATTTGCATCTGAAACTGACGCTAAGAGTTTAGCTCCAACAGCTTTAGACAATAAAATTGTCATAGGTAATGGTGCAGTATCGGTTGACGATTCTCATACTTTAACTGATGCAGCTTATGACAGCAATCTTGATCATAACTGGCTAGACAATCAAACCTTGCCAAGAAAGAGCGTAGTAGTTCGTCAAGGCGATACAATGACCGGTGCATTGTATTTGCATGATCATCCAGGTGACTTAGCTGGTAGTTCAACTACACCAGAAGATTTACAAGCTGCAACTAAGTTTTATGTAGACAATATTGCTACACCAAGTACAAGTGTGCTTTATGTGAGTCCTACAGGCGACGACTTACAGACTAATGTACCAAATGGGCGTCAAGGATCTTCGATTGGTTACGCTTTTAAAACTATTGAAGCAGCAACTAATTATGCAGAAGAACTTGTTAACTACTCGCAAGAAATACCAGGACCTTACACTCAAACTATTACACATAGCGATTTTACGTCAAATAGTTTAGTAGTTGCAAAAGGCTTAGTAAGTGAAAATTCTACAAATGCAAATAGTGTATTAGAAAACAATACAAAATATCTAGTTGAAGAATTAAAAGGTTATGCTAAATTTACCTATCCATTATACATATTCGACGAGCTAGATTTTGAGGCAGATTTTAGTGTATTAATTAATAGTATTAGATTTGATGTAAACAAGGGTGATACAGCAAATGCGCTTACTAAAAGATTTGCTCAAAAATACTATAGTTCCCAAGACGGTAGAATTAAAATTACATCTAACCTTACCGAAAATACTGCTATGGTTGACAAATTATATGAATTTATTAACGAAAGTATTTTTGAAAATGTAGGTTATAGAGAAAGAATCTTAGATAATGTTACAAAGAGTTCTGGTAATACACCTAGTATAGTAACTACGTCAACAAATCATGGTTTAGAAAATGGTAATATTGTTAGATTTTTTGACATACCCGGCATGCATCAACTTGAAGGCACTTATGCCTATGTTAAAAAATTAACTGATACTACTTTTGAATTGTATACTGATAGCGAGTTAGAAAACATTCTCGATACCAGTGCTTATGACAATTATGAAGACGACAGCACATTAGGTAAATTAGAACTACACTATCAAAAGTATTACAAACAAGATAAGTCAGGAGCTAATGTAAATTCTACAGAACCAGCAGCTATTGTGTCAACGTTAGCTCTTATTGATTTAGTTAAAAACGTTTGGAATAATGGTCCGGAATCAGGACAAGATATAGTATACGGAGAAAAATATTTAATTAGTATTACCGCTGACATTTCTGGTTTAATAGATCAAACTGATCCTGCTAATGTTGACGCACTACCTAGTAAAATAATAAGAGGTAAATCTAGCGGTGCATTAGGTATAATTACAAGTTTTATCGCAGACGATCCAAATAACGAAACTGATTTTTATCTAAATATGCTTTTACCGATAGATTTTTTCCTAGATGAAGAGTTAGAGATAGGATATCAGTCTAAAGCTAAAGAAGTAAGTGTCTTAGTAGAAAGCGGTACTTACGAAGAAGACTTTCCTATTAGGATACCACAAAACACCAGTTTGATAGGTGATGAATTCAGAAGAGTTCTAATAAAACCAAAAAATAGATTAAGTCAAAGTGAACATGCAAATGTTTATTTTTATAGAGATTCTACCTTTGATGGTATTACGTTAAACACTAGAGGTAATATTTTTGTAGATCAAAATGGCAATCAAAAAGGTAGATTAGGCAATCATTATTTGCAATATCCAGATCGAGATTTAAATTTAGGTCCTACAGTTACTAATGCTGGCAACTATAGCGAAGCTGGTCATATACTTTTACACAACAAAGACTATTTGATAGAAGAATCTATAGCATTTATGAATGCAGCAAACACTGATTTCGGTGTGTCATTTAACGAACCTGTATTTAGAAAAGATTATGAAAAGCTTATAGTTGCATTAATAAATGATTTGACCTTAGGTGGTGAAAGTAATAGTTTAGAAATACAAAGCGATTACTTCTTAGCATTAGATACAGACGATCCATTAACAAAATTCGGCGATTCTTCTTCCGAACGTGCAGTAAAAGCCTCATTAGAAAATCTATCTACGATAATTACAAACTTATTTGCCGGAGCTAGCTCAACTGCAACAGACGCTGTGTATACTTCTTACACACAAGGAAGCAGCAGTGTTACAGATATCGTGTTGGCTGATATAAGTGAAACAGCAGAGGCAGGTGCTACTGCTGCTATGCAAGCTTTAATTACAAAAATTAATTTTGTATTTGACGGCGTAACACCAGAAGGCGGCGGTGCGTTTGGCGCAACTGAATTTAATCCACCATTAATGAACAAATACATAGATGCTTTCTTAATGAACGATGGCTCTACAATGGAAAACATTACAATACAAGAACACGAAAGTTTTGGTATTGTTCTAGATCCCGATGGGCAGATCTTAACAAGAAGCCCGTATATATCTAACTGCTCTAATATTACAAGAAGCACAAATCAAAAAGCCTTTGCTGGTGGTGTTTATGTAGACTCATTTGCTGGTAATATTCCTATAAAAATTGTAGCTAATTCCGGAACCTATGTCGATGCTACTGGCAGCGTTAGTTTGTCTAGTACTGTGCTTTCTATAGAAAGCCCTGACTATGACGTTCTTAATGATAATACAATAATTACGGCACAAGGACTTAAACTTAGAGCACCACAATTACCTAGTGTGTTTTATGTAGATGGTGCTAGATATCAAGTGAATACATTTAGTAATTACGATCAAGGGCTAGGTAAATGTGTAATTTACCTAGATGACTCTACACCTTATACTGGAGCTGTAGATGTTGACACTTGGATACAGTCAGGTGGCACTAGATCTATAACCATAGACAACTTTGCTCAAATTAATGATTTAGGATACGGAGTTGTAGCAGCTAACGGCGCACAGGTAACTGTAAGCAACACCGATGCAACCTATAACCAAGCAGCCTTCTATTCAAAAGACGGAAGCTTGATGAATGTAACAAACTCTAGTGCTACATTTGGCAAGTTTGGCTTAGTAGCTGAAGGGGCAAATCCTAATATTATCCCTGACAGTGTTACACTATTAGATAATATGGTGCAACCTGCTAAAATATTTACTACATACCTAGGCGACGGTTCTGAAACCAGTGTTAAAATTTATGATGTTGCATCCAAGCCAAAAGAAGGTTCTATTCTAACAATAGGAACACCAACAGGTGATAACAATTATAAAATTGCATCAGTAATACAAACTGCAGATATAGGCGGTAATCCGGACATTAGTACAACTACATATGAGTTAGGATTAGAAGCAGACGACATTACCTCAACAGATTTTTATGGAACGCTACAAACTGCTCTTGTAGCAGATCAGCTAGTGGAGTTAAGAGACTCTCGTCAGTTTATATTTGATAACGTAGCAACTCCTACAGAACTTAGTACTAAGCCAAACACTACGATAACCTTTAGTGAATCTACTGATGTGTCTTACAGCAGTGAGCTTTTTACAATTACAGACAATTATGATGTAGCTTTAACAGGTACACAAGTAAGAACTAGATTTGATAAAGCTTTTGCTTATATCGAATTAGAACCTAGTATAGCAAACATCAGCGGTGGTAAAGGTGATACTGCCGGCGATACTACATTAGCAATCGAAGTATTAAATGCAAGTGATCAAGCTAGAATTGCAGAAGGCGGTGTAATTTTTGCATGGGCAGGTAAGACCCATGAAATTACAGCAAACAGCTACACCGACTTTACAACATATGCAACTATTGATTTTATAGATATAGGTACTGACCTTCACTCACCTAATCCAGCACCTGGTGCTGGATTAGCAGAAGCTATAGCTTTAAATCAACCTAGCAAAATTTATGCTGGTTTAAAATCAACTGCTACTGCAAACATAACTGAAAAAACTGCAATACTAAATTCATCTAATATATCATTTAAAAGAGTAGGATCTGGTTCGTTTAACGACTCAAACTTCCCTAATTTGATTTTAGGTGATCCTATTGATACTACAGATCCAACTACCTTTACAGATGCACCAGGTGCAACTAAAGGTGAAGTATGGGAAAAATCTCAAGGTAGAGTTTTCTGGACAAGTACTGACCAATTTGGTACTTTTAGAGTAGGACAATTCTTTAATATTGATCAAGCAACTGGCGAAACTACAATTTCAAGCGGTATTGGTTTAACAAATGCTACTGCATTAGGATTCACAACAGGCACAACTATTAATGAATTTAGCGTAGACACAAGCTTTAACGACGGGGGCGGATCAGACGATGCTGTTCCAACTGAACTTGCTATCCAAACATATATTGATAGACGATTGGGTTTAGATCATTTTGGTACTACTGTAACTCCTGCAGATAGATTTCCAGCAAATACTGGTGGATTTATTCCACTAGCAGGCGGCGTGTCGTTAACTGCAAATTTTGATGCTGGCGGATTTAGACTTGAAGACGTAGCTACCCCAGTAAGCGGTACAGATGCAGCAAATAAAGATTATGTAGACGGAAAAACAGATACATTAACAGACATAGGTGATGTTACTATAGCTGCTGCTCCGGCTTCTGCAGATATATTGTTATTTACTGGTACCTTACAACAAAGTGAAAATGCTACGATATCCGGCGATGTAACATTTACTAGAACAGGTGCTAATGCTGTTGATGTGCAAATCGACTCGGGCGTTATAACAAATACAGAGGTTAATGCAACTGCTGCTATCGATCAAAGTAAATTAAATATGACTATAGCATCAACAAGTGCAGCAGCACCAACCGGAACTGCTGCTGATATACAAGCAGCTAATGGCTTAACAAGTTTTAATAATGCTTTTTTCTATACAAACAATGGATGGGCAAGTATTGCAGCAAATGCAATTACATTAACAGAGCTAGATACAATAGATGCAACAGCAGACGGAAAATTCCTAGGTAAACTTAGCGGTAACGGTAATGTAGAAGAAGTTACTCTTAGTTCTCTAATTGATGCTGGTCAATTCTTAGTTGAAAATGACTTCGGTGCGTATACAAGCGGCTCGGAAATTTTAGTTAGGACAGCGGCAGAAACATACGATACAGAATTAGCAACTAGTGGCAACACTGCGTCCACTATTGTAAGACGTTCAGGTACTGGTGCTATTCAAGCTAACTCGTACATAATAGGTGGTAACTCAGCTTATGAGATTTTATCAGAAGCAGCTGGCACACTATCTCTCAAAACACCCGATCAAGGTTTAATACTAACGTCTTCTGGTGCCAGTAAGCCAGTAATCAACACCGGCGGTGTAATCAGAGTAGGCGATATAGGTACATATTCCGAAAGCACCTTCCATGCTAATAGTACGTTTGGATCTGTAGGCGGCGCTGGCACTACAGAAGAAACTAGTGCTGTAGCTGCAAGATGGCTATATTCTAGCTTCATCGAAGCGCCAGACGAAAAAGGTGCATCTTCAACTGGTATAAGTATCGGTGCAGGTACAGGTATAACAGGCGCTGCGGCTGATGTAATTGTACTTGTAACTAACGGCGCTGATCAATTAACTGTAACAAGTTCTACAGTTACAATTCCTACAAATAATTTAGCAGTAACCGCTGGCAGCATAAGTGCAGGTACTACTGTTACAGCAGGTACTACTGTTACAGCAGGCACTGGCATTACATCAACAACCGGTAACATTACAGCATCAGCAGGTGCAGTAAGTGCTAATACTACTGTTACTGCAGGCACTGGTGTAACAGTTACTAGTGGTAATGTAAATATTGATACTGGTAATATTGTAATGTCTAGTGCAAGCTCTACTATTACAGTAAGAAATATAACCACTGGTAATAGTGCCACTACAGGAACAGTGACTGGGGACTGGAGTTTAACTGCTGGATCTAGATTTGAAGCTACATATGCAGACTTAGCAGAATACTACGAAGCAGATGCCGAGTATGAAGTAGGTACTGTAATGGTGCTAGGAGGCGACAAAGAAGTTACACAAAGCAGTGATCATTGTAGTACAAAAATAGCTGGAGTGATTTCAAATACCGCAGCATTTACTATGAATCAAGATTGTGAAGGAATAGCTGCATGTATTGCACTAATTGGACGAGTGCCTGTGAAAGTAATAGGCACTGTTGAAAAAGGTGACATGCTAGTAGCAAGCGGAATACCAGGATATGCTATTGTAGATAATAATCCAAAAATAGGATCTGTGATAGGCAAAGCAATAAACAGCAAAACGGATGCAGACAAAGGCGTAGTTGAAGCCTTAGTGGGCAGACTATAAATATATAAAAGGATTTAAAATGGCGAATAGATACCCGTTAACACTAGATACATCAGATGGTCAAATTAAAGAATTGCCTAATGGTGATAATTTAAATTTAACAGGCAATAGTATCGTAGGAGTATTAGATGTTACTGCACAAGGTACTATTACCGCAGCAACTATAAATGTTGCAGCACTAAATATTAACAGCAATCCATTAGCAGAAATTGCTACTTCTGGAAATTATAATGATTTATTAAATAAACCACTTAATTTATCAGACTTCGCAAACGACGCAAATTTTGTAAGTATTGGTAACAATATTAGCTTGCTAGCTAATGATGCAGGATATTTAACCAGCGTGTCTTGGTTACAATTAACAAATAAACCAGTTACTGTTGCAGAGTTAGGTTTAGTAGATAGTGTAGATACTACATCGCCTATTAGTATATTTACAAATGACATTGGATATGTTACTGAAGATCAAATAGAAGGCATAGAGGTATTAACCGGTAATTATAGAGGCAGTGTTTTTGGTGACGATAGCACAATTTTAGTAGATGGTGTTTTAAACTCATTTAACTTAAACGGAACTGTAAGAAGTGATATAATACCATTTGGTGATAATATATATAATATAGGTAGCCCAGCAAACGAATTTTTAAGTTTATATGTAGGCACTGTAACCGGAGATTTGCAAGGAAGTGTGTTTAGTGACGATAGCGCTACACCAATTATTGACGCTTTTAATAGTATAGTAACTGCAAGTAATGTTACAATAACTTTACCAAACGATGCAGCTATACTAGATTTAGTATATGATGGCTCGGTACCTGATACTGATACACTTCAAGCTGCGATTAAGGTATTTGAAGGTCCTACGCTTACACATGGAATCTTTTTTGGTCAAGATGCAATGACATTGATTCCCGATGTTGTTGCTAATGTTGGTTTAAAATTATTTCCTGATCGGATAGTATCGTCTGGTTTGGGTTTTAAAATAGATCCAACCGATATAAATAACCTGTCTGCTCCGGTCGAAGCGTTAGAAGTTATAGGTAATGCAAAAGCTGATATATTTAAAGGTGATTTAATAGGAAGTGTTTTTGCTGAAGATAGTTCTCCTATTATAGATGCTACTGATGGATCATTATATTATGCTCCAACAACGCCAAGTGACTGGAACGGTACTGCTCCAACAACTGTAGGTGCAGCATTAGATAGACTAGCTACTTTAGTCAAAACATTAAATGGCGGCACAGGAGCTTAAGGGAGAAGTAAATGGCTTTAAAAAATATTAATATAGGAAATATTGCTAACGACGGTACTGGCGATAGTCTACGTATAGCTTTTGATAAAGTCAATAAAAATTTCCTTGACATCGAAGCAAGAGCTACAGTTCAAAATGTTATAGAAAACTTAGGCTCGGGTGCCGGAGTATACTATAACAAAGAAAATAATGTATTGTATTTTAAATCTATCGTTGCTGGTGCTAACGTAAGCGTGACAGAAACCAATGCAGAAATAACAATAAACAGTACAGAAAACTTTACTATTCAATCAGACAATAACGCTGTAAATATTTCTGGTACTGGTAAATTTTTTGGTGTTAAAGGTTCTGCTAACATCAACACTACACTTAACAGTCAAGATTTAACAATTACTATTAATCCTGTAGGCCTAGTGGCTTTAGATCCTAATCCACAACTTTCGGCTGATTTAGATGCAAATAATAATAATATCACAAATGCAAATAATATAACATCTTCTACATTTATTGGTAATCTTGTAGGTACTGTTAATGGGGTTAATCTAAACGAAACTCTGTTTAATTTAGATTTTGGCGGAATAATACCAATCATAACAACAGCAACTCAATATGTAATTGCCTTTACGAATATCGATTATGGTTCGTTTATTACTCCTGCTGATATAAACAGTGACTTTGGAAGCTTCTAAATCCTAATAAATACTTTGGGAGTAGAAAATGCATATTGATCAAATCTGGACACTTAAATCTGGAAATACTCTGGGCACGTTCCAAGAAAATATTACAACATCTATAGATTTACCCATATCTCAACCAACTGCAACTGTAGAGGTAATTTCAGGTAAATTACCTAAAGGTTTTCGCTTAGACGGCCAACAAATCATAGGCACACCGGCAGAAGTTGCATTCGAAACTAAAAGTAGATTTGTTTTAAGAGCAGAATATAATGGCAATATATATGACCGCACTTTTAATATAATAGTTCAAGGATCTGATGTACCTGAATGGATTACTCCTGCAGACCTCTTACCTGTTGGTGCAAATGATACGTATTATGTTTTAGATAATAGTTTTGTAGATTTTCAACTAGAAGTAGAAGACCCTGACATAAAAGCAGGACAAGAATTAGAATTTTCTATCGGCACTAAAGCAGGTCAATTACCTCCAGGACTTTCTTTAACAAAAGACGGACGCATCACCGGTATAGTAGATCCAATACTAGCAATAGAAAAGTCAATTACCGGTGGATACGATGTAGGTCCGTTTGATTACGGTGTGAATACAGTATACGATTGGTTTGTCCAATATGCAACATCAGGCAGTGGTTTTGATAGTTACTTCTATGACTTATTTGAATACGATCTTTCATTTCCGGGAAAAGCTCCAAAAAAATTAAATAGATATTTTCAATTTGTAGTTAGCGTAAGTGATGGTGAATTTGTTGTAGATAGATCATTTAGGATATTTGTAGTCGGCGATGATTTCTTTACAGCCGATGTAACAACAATGCAAGCTGGCACCGGTGCATTTACAGCAGATGTTACTAATCTAAGAGCTCCTTATTGGCTAACTCCTAGAAATTTTGGATATAGACGTGCTAACAATTATATTCATTTGCCACTACAGGTTATTGATAATGACACTTTTGAAGGTTTGGTTTGGTTTAGACTAGAGGATGTCAATGATGATAATTCTCCTAGTATATTACCACCTGGTTTAGGATTAGATTTTAGAAATGGTATAGTGATAGGCCGTACACCCTATCAACCAAAAACCACGCAAGAATATAAATTTACTGTTACTGCAACAAGAGTTAAATTTGATTCTGAAAGAGTTGAACTACAACAAATAGCCTATGAAAATACCCCTAAAGGCGCAGCATTCCTTAAAATTAATAAAACTGAAAAGGTGGATGCATACGCTCTGATCGGTCGTACTATTACTGTAGAAGGCTTTACTTATAAAATATTAGCAGCAAACTTTACTAATGCTAATTATGAACTGCTAACATTATCAGGTCCTACACAAACTGACATTATTCAAGGCACCGGTATTAACTTAGGTATATTTGATCTTACAGAACCAGAAGAAGCTAAGTCTACAAAAACATTTACAGTTACACTACTAGGCGAAGTTAACAGTGAAATTAACTGGATAACTGATAGTAACTTAGGTTCTTATGGCGCTAATTACGTTAGTTTATTAAAAGTAGAAGCAACTACACCTAGTAATAGTACGCTCTTATATTCTTTACAATCTGGATCTTTGCCGCCAGGATTTAAACTAAATTACACTGGTGAAATTTTTGGAACTGTTAGAAGTTTTGGTAATGTAGAAGAACAGGGTTTAACAGTTATAGACGGTAGTACAACTACTTTTGATGGAAATAATACTAGGCTAGATAGAGAGTTTAAATTTACTGTAGCAGTAAAAGATTTATATGGTTATAATATTAATACAAAAGAGTTTACTATAACTATCGATGATCCAAATGATAAGCAGTTTAGTAATATATGGCTAACTCCTTTGTTTAATAAGTCAGATAAAGATTACTATCATCAATTGATAAACAATAATGAAATTTTTCCATATGAAAACATTTTTAGACCAAACGATACAAATTTTGGAATACCTAAAGATGTTAAAGTTTTATTATACAGCGGTATTGAAACAAAAAATATAGAACAATATGTTAGTGTTTTAAATTTGTATAGTAAAAGAAAACAGTATAGAATCGGCGATATAAAAACTGCTGTTGCTAAAGAATTAGGCACACAAAATATTTTGTACGAAGTTGTATATGCTGATGTAATAGACCCAAGTATGCCAGCTAAAGGTAAAACTAAAAAATCATATATACATTTAGACAAAACACCACTAATTATAAACGATGCACATTATGATAATGTTGATGAATTTTATGATAGTGATCCTTATAAAATACGTATATTAACAAGAAATGAAGATAATCCTATATACACTGTAGAATTTAGAGGATTTTTTAAA